TTACATTCGCCGTATGCGCTTAGGTAAGAATGAAGCAATCTATTCTTATCTCGCAATAAATCATCCAGAATTGCTCGAAGATGAATATTTTAATCCAACATCACAATCAGTTATTTCTGTGCCTCAGAAAGCTCCTTATGGCGCTATAACAAGACATGAATCAACGTTAGATCTATTAGAAAGAGTTAAATTAATTTCTAAGGACTGGGTTAAGACAGGTCATACTAAAGGAGAGAATACTCACAATGTATCTTGTACTGTTTCTGTTAGAGATCATGAATGGAAAATCGTTGGTGAATGGATGTGGGCAAATAAAGAATACTATAATGGTTTATCTGTATTGCCTTATCATGGTGGAACATATAAACAAACGCCATTTGAAGATTGTACTAAAGAAGTCTATGAGCAAATGATGTCTAATTTACACAACGTAGATTTATCAAAAGTAATAGAAATTCAAGATAATACTAACTTTGGAGACTCTGCTGCTTGTGGAGGTGGTAATTGTGAAATAGTATGATATATATAAAGGATGATTTTTTAGATATAAATTTAATTAACTTGTTGAACTCTAATAAGGATAAATTCCAGGAAATAAAAACTCCTGGAAAATCCTTTTGGGTTAAAGAGATTCCTAATCCAATAATGGACATTATAAAATTTGAGATTGAACATTTAGAACATAATAGAATAGAACCTATATTAGGATTTCTAAGAGAAGCTAAAGAAGACCAAGACAATGATTGGCGTATTCATAATGATTCTATAATAGAAGGAGAACAACCTGATAGAGCTTGTGTTTTATACATATCTGATACTAAACAAAGTGGTTTACATGGTACAGCTTTTTGGGAACATAAGAAACACGGAGATAGATTTAAAAATGCAAGTATTGAAGAACAAAACAGATTATTAATTGAAGATGCTAATGATTTAGATTTGTGGGATTTAAAATCCATTATTGGTCATAAACAAAATAGATTAATATCTTATCCATGTAATTATTTCCATAGTAAATACCCAAATGAGTTTATAGATAATAGAGTTGTATTTGTAATGTTTTATAAAATAAAAAAATGAAAGAAAGTAAGTTAATAGAAATGCAAAATAAAATAGAGTCGTTGTCAAGGATTGTTGAATTCATGTTAGGTGAAATTGATAATACTAAAACAATGACTGTTGGAACCTACCAAGTAGTAAGAGAAATGCCTGGTTATGAACATGCTATAAATATAGTTACTGAAAAATCAAAAATAAAAACTGAAGATGACAAGCAAACAAACGTTACCGAAACAAAGTCTAACTCAAAGAAGGATACAAAAGACAAAGTCAACTCCATTCAGTATTAATTATCGAGATTATTCTATTTCTGGAAGAGGAACAAAAACTAATCCTTGGTTTCTTGACCAAGAGTTAATTATGGGTTATAGTTCTCTTTAAGGTATTACTAATTATAGTTTTTTAAAGAAAACAAAAGAAAAACCAATAGAAATAGAAAAAGAAATAGAAAAAGAGTTAACAGAAAGGCAATTGATTAATAACTTTAAAAAAGAAATAAAAAAAATACAATAAATTGTACCAGCGCGATAAAGAGGGGCAACGCTTTATCTTAGACGAAAGAATAAATAGTTCAGCGACAAACTTATTGTAATAAGAAAAGGGGATCACAATTAAGTGTATCCCCTTTCTCTTTATAGGAACATTGAGTATGTTGCTCATTATATTCGTTCCGTTATTGATTTGGTAATTTCAACGTTGGTGCTGAAACACCTGGTAAGTTTAAATTAAACTTAGAATCCATTTTTATTGGTTTAGATTCATCTTTTAAACCTAGATTATATTTGTTATATCCAAGTAAGAATGCTACTCTCTGCCATGTTTCAAAGTCAGAATTCATAGCGTTAGATACATTCTGTACTTTCTGATAAATTCTATCTACTGGTACATTAGTTCCGGCTGAAGTTAAAGATGTCAAAGCTTCTATGGCATAAGTGTTATCAGTACTAAATCCTTTGTAAGTTATTTCATCTCTATTATATTCAACAGCTTTGTATGACTTAACAAGAGACCTTGCTTTAATACCTATTGACGGTGCAACGTTTGCAAACTCTAGCAAAACGTCTCCATAACCTTTTGGATCACCACTTTTCTCATACCACTTCACAATAGCATTTTTAACTGTGGCTAATAAAGCACCTTTAAAACCTGCTCCTCTTAATAAGGTATCCATAGTTCCATTCACTGCTCTCATAGACGCGGACTCGTATTTACCTTCTTCATCTTCATCGTCCCAAAACATAGAGAACAAAGCATTTTGCATGAAGTTAAATAACATATTCTGAATAGTAGAGTAATAAACTATTTTAGCTATATTATTTGGTGCGCTACCTCTTCCTTTAACTAAATCAACAACAGATTTCTTTATGATTCTAGAGTACTGCAAAGGAGTATTTTGGAAAGCTAATACTAATCTACCTTTTATACTAGATTGATTCATAGATATTTTAGAAACGTCTGCTGATTGTTGTGATACCTCAGATATTTCATAGAAATCACGCATAGTCAAATGATGTGCTTCTTCTTGTGTTTCTCCTTGTTTTAAATATGTTTTTATTCTATTTCTATAGAATCCAGCACCACCAAAAGATATCGCGAAACTATCTGCTAATCTAGTTGGCATAAATCCATTTTTAAGTAACCAATATGTTCCTGATTTAAATTTATCTAAAACACTTTTATTTCTAGGATCATTCATCATCTGAGCTAATTCAGCTTCAGCAACGTCATTCATTAAACCAGATCTTCTATCTTTTAAATACTCAGAGTTCCATATAGTGTAAAAGTCCTCCATGTATTGAGGAACATTCAATAAAGCTTTTCCAGCTTTTAATATATTGTTGTCTGTAGTATTTATAAAGTTAACAGAACTTATTGTTTGCAATACCGCTGATCTCATGTTTAAGAACATGGTAACAGCAGTAGATCCATTTATCCAGTTTAGGAATGTATCTGAAGCGCCTTCTGTTCTATTTGTACCTGATTTCATTCTCTTTAACATGTTGTCTAATGACTTAGCAAAACCTCTACCATAAACAGCTTCAATTTTACTCATGTTATCTTTAGAGAATATCTTATCAGCGTTATGTTGCCAATGCTCTAAGTATTTCTTTCTATTTGTTTTAGATATGATATTATTCATGTCACCAACAACACTTCCTAGACCCCAATTATGATCTGGTTCTATATAACCATTTGCTTGTTTAGACAACAAAGAAACATCTTGAGCAAAATCTCTTAATTGCTTATTCGTTCTCACCACTTCTCTTAGATTAAATAAATCTTTTTTATCTAAACCAGGTATTTCATAACCTGCAGCAGACCATAAATAAACCCTAACAGCTTGATCTACCAAGTAACCACCATAACCAGAATCTTGTTTTAATACTTTGCTTATTCCTTTGTGTTTCTTATTAACTAGTTCTTTCCAGTCTTTATACATTGTCTGTCTTGCTCTCATTAAATTAAGCATGGCATCACTATATGGTTTTAATAGATTGTCTACAAGAAATTTCATTTGTTTTTCACCTTCTAAACCTTTTGCCGAAGCTAGTGTGTATAGCAAACCTAAGAAATCTTCATCTTCAGGTGGTAAAAATATATCATATTTACCTACGTTCTTACCTAAGTTTTTAGCAGTCTCTGGAGATATTTTTTCTTCAGCGCTAACACCTTTATTTACTTCTATAATCTCGTTCATTGTTCTCTCGAGATTATTATTCATATCTAATGTTTCTTGGTATTTCTTAGATTTTTGATCTAATGCATCTAGAACTTGTTTAGTTAAAGGTCCGTTAGCATTTTTCTTTACAGTAAATTCAAAATCATTATATCCTTCAGCGATTTTACTAATTATAAAATAAGCCGTTGATTTATCTGAGAACTTAGATCTACTAGGTACTTTAAATGTTACTTTTGTACCATCAGGTATTTTTGATTTTAATATAGCGCTATCTATATCTCTAGCTACAACCCATTGTTCTCCAAACAACAAACCACCTAAGAATGTTGATATATCACCATTTTGCTCTTCAGCTAAACTAAACTTAACTATATCACTTTTACCTTTAGCCATATCGTTTAAGACCTTGGTTCTAGTAATGTCATCTTTAAGTTCGTTATATAAATTTACATTTTTACTTTTTATACTTTCTAGAAAATCAGGTTGTCTAAGTAATCTTCTGGCTTCTTGTAAAACCATAACATCACCGAACAACTCCATTAATGCTGTTCGTCTGTCAAAATAAGCAGTAGGTACTAAACCTCTACCTGTTTTTTCATTTGTTTCTTGTTCTTCTAGTTCTACTAATTCTTTACTAGCATTTTTACCTCCATAGGTATTAATTATACGAGTCGCTTCTTCTATTCCGTAGAAAGATTGTAGAAATTTAACTCTAGTTATTTTATCTATTTTCTTTAAATTTCCTTTCTCATCAAATTCTTTTAATCTTGGTGGAAGTTTTTTAGATGCATAACTTGATTGTCCTGTAACCGGATCTACTGGGTGATTTATAACGTCATATATCAACTCCCAATTATTATACATAAAAGATTCTATCTCAGGACCATTCTTAAACGTCATTCTTCTAGACATTGTTTTAGATAGGTCAGATAATTTTTCTTTAAAGTTTCTATACTCTAATGTTTCTATATTAGGTGATCTTAGTATCTCTCTAGAAACTTCATCAGTTATTATTTTAGCTGGTACATCTTGTACAGATAAAGCTTTAAACGTATTAACCATCATACCCGTAGAAAGATCGTAAGACTTAAAAGATTTTAAACTTTTTAATTCTTCTTTTTCTTCAAAAGTAAGTTCTTCTTTCTGTTGTAATTCTAATCCTCTTTCTAAATCTTTTAATTGGTTTTTTAATTCCTCTATTATTTTTGGGTCAGTTTCTGTTCTAAGTTTCTTATTAGCCGCTATAGTTGGATCTGATACTTCTGTAACATAAAAACTACCAAAAGGTACTGTTTCAATACTTATTAGTTCACCATCTTCATCAACAAACCTAAATATTGGATCACTCAATAAAGTAACTAATTCACTTTGTTCTACTTCATAGTCGTTTTGTTGTTCAAATATGTTATCTCCTTCGTCCATTAAATAACTCTCATCACCTCCATAGCCATCGATGATTTTAGTTTCTTTAAACATCTCACCTTCTATATCCTCCGTGAACTTCTGAGTAGTTACATTTCCAGTGTTTAAAGCGACCTTCATTTTGTTTAATAACTGTGAATTTATCCAAGCGTTAAGGTCTTTATTTTCTTTTACTATGCCTTTTTTACCTTGATAACCTTTTTCGTCTTGTGCTTCTACTTTATCTTTAAACTCCTTACTTTTAGGATCTAAACCTTTTGATTCTAGTTCTTTTTTATATTCTTCTCTTTTTTGAAAAAACTCTTTGTTAAAATTACGAATATGTGGTATCAATGCTAGTTGAGTTTCACTAACCATGTCCATTTCACTGAAGTCAGGTAGGTTATTGTACCCTAATCCTTTTGATTTACCTTTTATTATATAATCGTATTCACTAAGTATATCGTATAAAACTCTATTTATATTTTGGTTTTCTCCTTTGTCATTATGACCTTGACTCCATTGCTCTTTATTATACTTACTATTTATATCTTTTTTTATTTCTTCTGAAGACTTTCTTTCTCCAAGAGAAAATTTAGCATCAGTTTGAAAATCTGATTTGCTTTTTTCTTGAACTTTTGTTTTTGATGCTTTTGTTTCTTTTCTTAGTGATTCTATATCAATCATAGCACCTTGATTACCAACTTTTTTCATAGCTTTACCCCAGTTACCCGAGTCCATGCTTTTATTGTAATCTTTTATAAAATTATAAACATCTTTACCAGATTTGAACTCTACATCTTTCAGACCTAAATACTGTAAAACTCTTCTCACGGTGTCTTTTAATTTGACAAAAACACCTTCATCATATTTCACTTGTCCACTGCTAATAGCATCTGAGTATAAAGTTAGTACTTCTTCCCATTGATTACCCAAATAAGTATCTACTTTTGCATCGTATTCTTGTTGGTCTATAGAACCTAATTCTAGTTGTGCTTTAGCTTGGGCTATATGTTGTTGATATTTATTAACATATTGACCGAATCTTTGAACAAAAGATTTTGGTAGAGGTATTTCGCCTTTGCCAGCAGCATCAGTCAAGTCCTTCATCTTCATCAATTCCATAGATAAAGCTTTTCCTAATAACTGTTGTGCTTCTGGACTGTCCTTTATTGTTTCAAATATTAAACCATGTAAGAATTCATGTCTACCTACTTCTGTTGTGCCAAGAGTAGAAGCAACTGCTTCATTTACAAATAATAATTTTTGACCTTTTGTTACACTAGAAGGATCTTTTGAAAATTTACGAATAGCACTTTCATCTAACATGAATCCACCTTGCTTAGCCATATAAGTAGCATCAGCATCAGACATGTTCATCTCTGTTTTAAGATAGTCTCTTAATTCATTAGTAGTAGCAAAGTTTAACATTTGAGTATTTTTTACTACACCTTTTTTTATAGCATTTGATACTTGTTCATTTTTCACTCTAAGCCTATCAGCATAGAACATTTTCTTTATTTTATCTGTAGTATCATCAATTTGCTCGTCTATTTCTTCGTGAAAAGCTTTATCTACACCTTTCTTTTGATCATTTAGCTTTCTAATCTTATCTAACTCTCGCATAACAGGCATCGCTATTTCTGCAGATATGTTTTTAGGAACTTTATTAGAATTATTAGTATATATGTTTACGTCTTCTTTTAACTTGTCACTTTGTTCTTGAGTGAAAACTTTACTATCAACCAAGTTGGTTATTACTTTTTCAAACTCATTTTTGTTCTTAGACAAAGTACTTAAAGCACGTAGATCATCTTTAGCGTTATCTTTATTAAAAAAAGTAGGTATTTTAGCTTTTGATATTAAACCAGAAGATATAAAAGATAAAATAGAAGTATTCATAAAGTCGTCACCTGACATAACTTCATTCATTATCTTTTTACCAGCGTCTATGTTTGTTAGTCTATTAATACCTATCTCACCTGCTTGTTGTATATTTTCTTGTATAACCTCTTTACCACCTTCTTCAGCAAATTCTATTAAATTTCTAGGTGTGTTTTTTATTATATCATCAAAATACTTAACAAAACCTTTTTCACCAGTTTTAGTGTATTGTTGTATTGCTTTGTTAATTAAGTTTTTAGAACCAAATATGTTATCAGCAACATTTGTTTGTGGGTTTATAACACCAGTGGTAGAATACAATATAGCCATTCTTTGGCCAGCGTTAGTAGCAAGTTTAAACGCTTCTTTATCATTTATACCTGCTTCTCTAGCTGCTTTTAAAGTATCTTCATATCCTTGTGTGTAACCTAAAGTCCCTTGAGCTATCATAGAATATCCAGTAGCTCTATCCATTGGTATTTTTCTTAACAACTTAGAAGAATCATTTAAAACAGACACGACTTTACTATTTTGTCTAGTTGCGTTTAACGCTACTCTTGCTTCAGAAGCTATAGCGCCACCTGCTCCAATACCACGTGAAAGAGCTGCTTGAACTAGCATATCAGCCATAACACCTGATGTTTGAACAGCGGCACCTTGTACACTAAATATATAATCAGATTGACCGAATTTAGATTTTTCTACTAATTCGTTATATTTTTTCTCATTAAATAAGTCAGTTACAACTATCTTTGAATCTGCATCGTAGATCTCTCCTTTTCGATCAACTATATATTTAGTTCCATCGTCCTCAACTGTCTTACCTGACACATAAGAAACGCCTCTATCGTTTGGTTTTAAGAACTGATTTTGTTCATCTAACATTCTAGCTCCTTCAGCAGTTTCTTCCATTCCTAAGACGTCGTATACAATCGCGCTTGTCTGTACTAATCTATCTGATATTGCATTCCAACCAGAACTACCTATCTTACCAAGAGTATCCCAAGAAAAGAAATCAGTGCCACCACTTTTTGCTTCTTCGTATAATCTAGCGTTTTCCTTATCTTTCTCTTTTAACTTCTTAGTTAAAGTCGGAAAGTTTTTTTCAATGTAAGATAAAGTTTTGTTTTGATCAAATATTTGATTTTTATTTATAGACTTTTCCTTTATATCACCCATTATCAATGGTATTTCTTGATATAAATCTTGTTTTACAAAGTCTCTTCTTTGCATATCTTCCATATACATGTCCATCATTTTCTTTTTAGCTAGTTCATTAGCTAACTGTACATCATAACCATGTATATTATCTCCTTTTCCTTCAAATAGACCTTGTGATTGTTTCTTTATGAAGTCTTCTTTATATCCTTTCTTATTTAAGAAACCATCAAAGTCTTGTACATTTATACCCGCTTCAGATAATTCTTTTATATTGTAGTTGTCTTGTACAAAAGTATCTGGAGATTGTTTTTGTTTTTCAATAGAGTAATAAAGATAAGGATGTTCTAGATCAGAGTCTGTTTGGTTTATCTTTTTTCTAACATTACGAATCTCTTCCTCGCTATTAACACGTTCACCACTTGGTTTTAAGTCATATAACTCTTTGCGAAGTTCTTCTGGTGTTATTGCTTTAGATTTTTTTTGTAATTTTAAAAAAGAATCTTTCCACTCTCTAGTAGGTTCTTGACCAGGTATTGTTATTTTCTCTGTTTTATATTTAGAACTTTTTTTCTTAACACCGATATTACCTTGTAAATCATAAAGATTTTCTGCTGTAGGAACCTCGTAAGAAGTAGCAGTTGCAGAAGGCGGAGGAAGTAATCCTCTTTTCTGCTGCATTATTTGGAAATCTTGTTCCTGTGGTAATCTAAATTGTTTTTGTGAAACCGAAGAACCAGTCTTTGACTTGGATTCCGTATCTTTGTTTAGTGCTTGATTCTTCTTTGGTACAACAACAGCACTCTTTGTTGCACCTTTTGTCTTTTTTGCACCTGGGTTTTTTAACAAAAAATTTGTTTTTTCAAATTGAGAATAATCTGAAATGTCAACCTGTGAACCGTCTTCTAATATATAAATTTCTTCCATACTTTATTTTTAATTAAAACCCAGCTGCTCTAGCTCTTTTTGCATATTGTTCTTGAGTTTCTCCTTGTTTTATTGGATTTCTATCCATCCAGTCTACTAATCTAGCTTGTGATACTTTACCTTGTAATAATTTCTTTTCAGTCTCGTTAGATGTTTGATCCAAAGCCATTTTAACTCTACCTTCAGCAGAATCTATGTCATAATCTGTGACTGGAGTATAAACTCCACCATCTCCTTTTACTAAAACGTATCCTTTACCACCTTTGACTGGGTAGTATTTATTGAATAGATTCTTTACACTTCCTTTCTTTGGATTTTGAGCAAAATATTCTTTGTAAGTTAAACCTGTATCATAAGTTCCAGATTTATAAGGCATATTCTCAAACTGCTTAAATAATTGCTCTCTAGTTATGTATTTGTCTGGTTTACCAGATAATTTATTTAACTCAGTTACTAACGATGTTCTGTTCTGATAATCGGAACCTGGTGTTCTCTTTTGCCCTATTTGTCTACCTTTACCCATTATGATAGTATCATAATATTCTTCAGTATAAGTAGTAGGTTCTGGTTTTTCAGGTTTCTCTTCTTTAACAGGTTGTGGTTTATCTTTAATTCTTATATCAGCTGTTGGTGCCCAGAATACATCTTTACCATTTTTATCTTTTGTTCTTTCTAAAGACTTTGTCATTTCATTAAATGCTTTATCAGTTAAAAGATTTGTCAATGTTTCTTTTTGTAATTCTGGATTTACTTGTTTAGAGAAAACATCATCATAATATCCTACACCTTGTTTTAAAGTATAGTTTAGCATAGTTCTAAGTGATGTTTGACTACCTGAAGCTAACATCGCTTCAGCTGTGGCACTTGCTTTTTCTTTTATCTTAGCTCTTATAGCCTCAGATTGCAATCTTTGTCCATTTACTATTTGATATTGATCACCACCAATTCCACCAGAAGTTCCTTTACTAGGTAGATCTACAGTTTCTCTATTTGCGTTTAGATAACCTGTATATATATTTCCTTTGTCATCAACTATTTCTTCTTTTGAAGTCTTAATAAAATCACCAAGTCCTTCAACTTTAACTAATAAACTATCTTCAGTTTCAGCTTCAGATTTATTAAATGTTTTTGAGTTTATAGACTTATTAAAAACACGACCATCTTTATCTTTACCGGTGACAGTTATAACAACACCATCACCTTCTTTGTCTTCTGATATATCTATACTAGGATCTATATAGTTACTATTCATACCACCAAGTATTTCTAAAAATGCAGTATTATTCAATATCTCTTCATCAGTAGCGCCATTTACAACGTGACCACCAACTTCACCTACTTTTATAGCTTTAGTATCCAACCTCCATGTCGCCGTTTGTTCTGCTAAAGATTTTGAGAAAGTTGCCGCTGAATTCATAAACACTTCTGCATTTGAAATTTTTTTCAATAAAACACCTCTTTCTGCTTCGTCTGTTGTTTTTAATAAAGTTATTCTAGCATCTGCAGCTTCTTTTATCTTGTATTGTACTAAAGATTTTATTTTATTATCTACGTCTGCGTTTACGCTTGTTTGATCTGCTGACCATTCAGAATATTTTTGATTATAAGCAAGGTCTGTTTCGTATTTTCTTTCTTGTAGTTTTTGTATATTTAATTTCTTCTGTTTTTCTTCTTCTCTTTTTCTTTCACCTCTAATCATTAGACCTTGAGCAATTGAATCAGCGGCTTTAACAATAGACGAAGAAATTTGCTCACTACCTCTATTCATGTTTATTATCGGAGGATTTTCATAATATCCCATACTTTTATATTTATATTTTTATATTATAATAATTAACTTCCACCACCAATTAATCCACCAGCTATACTACCAACAGCACTTATTCCAGCTCCTATAGCAGCTCCTTGTGCTTGTTGTGCAGCTGCTTGATTTGCCCTGTATTGTGCTGCTTGACCAGACAATCTGTTAAGTTTGGCTATATCTCTAGATTCTTGTTCTCCGTATTTAAATTTAATACCTTCAGATTCAGCTAACTGCATTCTTTGTGCTTCGCTCATCTGTATGTTTTGTAGTCTTTGTGCTTCTTCTAATTTTTTAGCTTGCATTTCTGCAGCGCCTTGTGCTTTTAATTTTTCATTGTTGGCTTCTTGTTGCTCAATGCTAGCTGAAACACCTTGTTTACTTTGTAAAGCCGCTTGAGCTAAAGCAGTAGCGCCACCAGCACTAGCACCTGTAGCTCTCAATGTATCTAAAGTATTAGCTAAAGCCATATCTGTTTGTTCAGCTTGAAATTCAGCTGCTTGAGTTGCCACACCTAAGTTAGCATAAGGATTACTTATCTGACCACTTAAATCAGTTGCAATAGCACTAATATCTCTAAAGTTAGCATACGGATTTGGTATACTTTGTCTATTAGCTTCTAATGCTTCTATTTCTAGTTCTTTTCTTCTAGCTGAATTTCTAGCTCCTTTAGCTGCTTGTTTAGCTTGGTTAGCTTGAACCAAACTACCACCTAAAGCTGCTGCTCCTCCAACTACCGCTGTTACTGCTGCCATATTACATTATTTTTTTTGAAATTTCGTATGATGGATTTTCATCCACCGTATACCCTAAATTTTTATGTATATTTATTAAACTTTTATTTCTTGCAATACTAATTATAATATCATAACCTTGTTGCTTAGCTACTTGTTCTAAACTGTTTATTAACAATGTTAAAGCTTCTTTTCTATCAGATTCTTTATAATCTGGATTAGAAATTATCCAGTCTAGCCAAACTACTTTTGAGTTTGATAAATATAAAAAACCAGCTGCTATTAACGTATCTTCTTTATAAACAATTAAACCTCCTAAACCATTCATTGGTAACATGTCTCTACTCATAACAGGCCATTTCCATTTATCCCACCATTGTGGTAAAATATCCCAATCTTGTTCTTTTAATTCTCTAACATTTAATTTCATATTATTTTATTTAACCGCTAAATGACTGTGCAAAAGTAGATGATACAGCAAACAAAGTTGCCTGTTTATTGTAATTTATGATAGATTGTGTTGTGTCTGGGAATCTCATAGTACACGTGGCATAAAAACCAGTTATTCCAGACATTGATTGACCATACACTATTGTACCATCACTAGCTATAGTATTGTTTATTATATTACCAAAATATTTGTTTTCTTTTACTTTAAAGTTATTTGTGAATAACTGATCTTCTAAAGATGATAAGTTTATAGAAGATGTAGCAGATGTTATTGGTCTTCCTGAATTACTATCAGTATATATCTCAGAAGCTTCCCAACCAGGTGAACCTTCGTAATTTATAGTTTGAAATGTTTTAGAATATGAAGGATCTGGGTTCATCACAAATGTAACTGTAGATATATATTGTTCGTTGTAGAAATTACAATAGGGAACATTAGTAGAATAATGTTTCCATATATTGCCATTGTTAGCAGTGTAAAAATCACCTAATAAACTAAATCCAGCGTCTGGTTTAAATGAAAATAAACTAGTCCATCCTAAAGAATCTTCGTCGAATGCGAGTGTTTGATAGTATTCTTCATAAGTTTCACCAACTACAGGTCTTCTACTTCCAACATAAAAAGCATTCTGCAAAGATATAACATATTGTTTATTATGCATGTCCCAAGAACCTATTATAACTCCATTGGTAGTTATATTGCCTAGAGTGTCTCTAAAGTAATCTAACATGCCATAAGAAGATATTTCTGTTATACCATCTTGTGATAATCTTAATACCACATTCTTTGGTCTATCAACAAAATATTTTCTATAACCATAAACAGCAAAACTTTCTGGATTAGTACCTATTCCATAATCTCCAGCATAACCTTGCACTTGACCAATAACTATATCACCTGAAGTAGTTAATGGTAGTCCTTCTGCAGAGTAAATAGCGTCTTTGTCTATCAATGCTCTACTAACTTTTTGTTCTTGAAAAATTATTAAGTTAGTATCTTCCGCGTATAGTTTTTGAATTGATCCTTGTGATGGATCTATAGTTCTAGTTATATCTTCAGCGACAGAGAATTGATTAGTATTATTAACGCCAGTTCTAGAGTTAAATATTCCAGAGTATATTAAAGAACTAACTCTATTCTGTCTTTGTGGATTTTCTTCTACTATATAAGCTCTAACACCTAAATCAGTAGAAACATTATTATAACCACCTCTTATTCTTGATTCTTCTATAAACCAGTCTTCTGCTTCATCATCAGTATATCTTAAAGATCCAGGAACATAATTAAAGTCTGTTATCTTGCCAAAAGATATTGGTATGTAAGGTGAATATGTTTCATCAAAACTATCTGATTCTATTATTTTATTTAAATATACTTTAAATACACCTAATCCAAGATCTTCCCAACCTACTATAACAAACCTATATATAACAGGTGATGGGGTTGGGAATACGTAGCTTAGTTCTTGACCAGGTCCTATGAAATCAGGTAATCCAGATGGTGGTGTAAATGTAAAGAAATTATCACCAGTAACAAAATCGTATTGATAAGTATCTCCACTCGCTGTTGTGAAAGTAGTTATGGGTTGTATTGACTTTATTTTTTTTAATAAATAAGAATTAAAATACTTTATTTCTATAGTTGCTGACATAATTATAATTGCTTGTTTATTTTGTTTTTTACAGTAAAGGACATGTTAAAGATGTGGTGTATGTTATAACTCCTCCTACAGTTCCAGTACCCATAGCAGATAAACTAGTATCCCTAATTACAGGGTATGTTCCGCCTTCACCTACACTTTTCGCATAAGTGTTTGGTTGAATTATACCACCTATAATACTTTTACCATTACCGTTTAAACCATTAAATCTTATAGGTACAGTAGAGTTGTTGTATATTGTCCATTCTTTACATGTACTAGGTATGTAATCAACAGAACATTCTTCACTGCTAGATTCAATACCTTCAGCAACAGAACTGTAACCATTAGAAGAACTATAAAAATCAATCTCTATAGTTCTTCCAGTATTTGTTGTAATAAATCCATAAAAACCTAATTCTTCTGCTGGTTTAGTTGTTAAATCATCAGAAAAATAAATCCATCCAACTGGTGATCCAAAATAACCATTCAGTGGATGATCATCGTTATCAAAAGTAACTGGCAAAGGATATTCTAATGTGTAATATGTGTCATCATCAAATAACTTAAAGGTTTTTAATACAACAGTGCTATTAACTATAGTTTCTCCTTCTCTTAAAACTTTCCAAAAGTTTATATAACCAGATGCGTTAACTGCTAAACCAAAGAAAGGATCTGGATTTAAACTAGTGGTAGATAAACTTGTCCATTCTCCACATGCAGAAAAACCTGGCATGGAAAAAGTAACGTTTACTGTATCGATTAATGGTCCTATAGTCGGAATATTACCAGCAGGAGTTTGAAAACCATCTACAGTACTAGAATCTTTTAATTTTATAGCATATTCGTAATTACCTGGCGTTATATCACTTGTTAGTATTTCAATATCACCAGTAGAACTGTTTATAGAAAAATATTCAGTATATATATTAGTTTCAAATGACCAATGTAGATCTGCTAGATAGTTTGTAGAGAAAGAACTTACATTACCGTTATTTCCTATTGAATCTATAAAAATTCCTACTAGTGGATCGTTAGTTAAATTATACACTTGACCATCTACCGGTCTTACTATTTCTGGAATTATATTTGTAATTCTCAAATGCTGAGGCGCTGTTGTTAATATTGGATTATAAACAGTTCCACTTATACCAGTATGCGTTATATCAAACGTGAACACAAAACTAGTTTCAGTATTAGCATTTACTCCAAAGTAGTAATCACTTTGTGTGATTTTAATACGCCAATAGAATGACAATGGATCTTGTTCTAATTCAAATTTACTAGTTACATCTGTACCATTTAAGTCTTCAACACTTAAAACGATATTGTCAATATCTAATACTACTACACCAAAAGAATCTCTAAAATAAAACCAATCTGTTATATATGGTGAATTAGGGTTTCCAGGTGTAGGATCTATACCTTCGTAATCTTGATTTTCTCTATATATAAAATCTAAATCAGAGAAACTAACTATTATCTCTGATCCAGTTAATATGTCTGCATTTAAATCTGATATATAACCAGATGTCGATGTTTCCCAAAAAATATCTAAAGCAGAAGTAACAGGATCTGTTTCAAAAACACCTAAAACTGGTATCATTTGATCTCCTGTTGTTCCTACTCTTGCCGTTGTAGATACTCTATTTATTAAAGGAGTAGTTTCAAATTGATAAAAATTATCAGTCGCACTACCTATTGGGTTAGTAGTACTTATTGGTAGAAAGTTTAAATCATTAGCTTGCGCTATAGTATTTACTATTTCTGGTTGATTACTTGGATAATATTGTCTATTAATAGATACGTTATTTTCTACTCTAGTCCATAGTTGAACACTACTTCTATATTGTTTTTGATTAGGACCTACTTCAGATAGATCTCTAGGTACTTTATTTATATTATCATTTATAGATACAAAATGACATGTCGTATTATCCTCATTTGTAGGAAATGCATTAGGCGTTTGATCTACCGGATAACCAGCTAACATGCCTGGAACATATACATTATAGTATTCTTGTTCTTGTTGTTTTACAACTATTCTATAAGAATACCAACCTAGTTCATTTAATGAATAAGAATATTTAATATCTGGGTTATTATTACTATCATAGTTATATATCTCACTTATAGGTCCATCAGCAGTAAGAGAACCACTTGTTGCTGTTAAAACTTTAACATAATCTTTATACTTACCTTTTAAATAATTACCAGCTTTTGGTCTATTTAATTGAGGCGTTCCAATGCTTTGTAAGGTATATGTATAAGTATACGGATTTAAATTACTTACTGAACCAGCAGTTATTTCAAATCCTAAATTGCTTCCGCTTATAACACCAGAAACAGTTGCATATAAACCAGGTACTCCTAATACTTCGTTTCTAACAGAAGTTATTTGATTATTAAAAACAACAGCCAATTGATCACCAAACCAAGATCTTACATTTGTCGTCCAATTAGCATTTTTATAAGGAATAAATACAGAAGAAGAACCATAAACGGCATCTCCTTCTTCTACATAAGGAGTAGCAGAAGATAGAATTGTAGATGATTGACGTCCAAACTTATCAGCTAAAACAACACCTACCTGGTATGTTCTATTTTGTTTTATTGTATGCATTGGATATTCTATCCAACTAGTAAAAGGAGTATAAGAAGTTCCTTTATCTACAAGTGTTACATTGTAGTTTAATGATGATGGTGGTGTGCTCTGATTAACAAAATTACCATATATAATTCTATTACCAGAACTTTCTTGACCAAGTGCTCTTATTGGAATTTTATCATAAACTCTCAATGTTTCTGCTTCTTGTAATGTCTTTTTAGGTTTTTGTGAATTATAAGTATAAGTGTATATATTTGTGTTAGCAGATACTTGCTGTAATGTAGTTACCGGTATTGTTTCAACTACTTTTATAGCTAATGAATCAGATTCTTTATATAAAATATCTATGCTTTTTATTTTATAAGTAGTAGATATATTTGAACCAGTATCAGGAAGTGTTATTAATAAGTCTATTTCATTTACAGAATTCTCCATCCATTCTAAAATAGTAGATCTGTAAGCAGCATCTTCATCACCATTAACAAAGAAACCTTTTTGATTAGGTATAAATGTTGGTTGTGTAAAAGGTGCCATCAAAGAATACTCATTATCATCAAATCTAAATCTATAACTAAATCTAACAAACTTGTCTTGTAAGAAATTATCATTACCATTTATATCTGAAACATTATCAGATGTATTCATGGTACATTTATAGAATTTAATTAAACCTGATAACGATGGAAAGTAACCAGTAATATATATATAATAAGTTCCCGAGACAACAGTTACATTTGTTACTGTAACAACGTCTTCTTGGGAAATACTATTTAGTTCACTAATTAATTGATCACCTGGTTCTATATTGTTTGGTTCTGATGTTTCTAATATAGTAAAACCACCTTCTCCACTATAACTATTAGATACAGTGAAATCTTCCAAATTAAATACGTTGTATAATTGTGGTGTTATAAAAGGAGCATATTTTGCTACTGATATTTGATCAACATTAGTATAGTATGGACTACCTGATTCAACAGAGTTCGCGATTGCTAAATCTACATTTATCTTTCTAGGTTGGTTTCTATTGTCTGTCCAAAACAATAGATTTTCAACTAAATTTACTCCTGTTATAAGGTTTGTAGTTGAGAAATTTAAAAAGACACCTTCCACTAATGTTATATACGGATTACCACCATTGTTTGGATCATAGACAGTCACTTTCATTTTTCTGTCTAATGTAGGTAAATTTATTTCAGAAGGAGTAGTATCAACATAATCAGTTAAGAATTGATATATTCTTTTTTTTTCATTATCAACAAAGTAACCAATACAAACTAAATCATTATTTGATTCAAACGGTATTGTGCCTGATGATGATGGTTTTTTTAATTGTTCATTCCCAAGTATGTTTTGTAAAGATCCAACACTATTGTTTTCAGATTTACCAACAGTTATATTTAAAGCATCTATATATTCGTTTTGTTTTATAAGACGACTATCTAGATCCTTGTTCATTTTGCCACCTAGGAAATTATTTTTTGATTCTGCCATTTTTTAATGTTTAATCCATTTAGATTGTCCTCTAAATACTTGAGTTATTTCTTCTAGTTTTATATTAGAAAGTCTAATTTTAGCATTTCTTAATTTAGCAAATTTCTCTTGTTTTAGTCTATTTACTAGGTATTCAGGAGAATTAGATCTATTAGATATTATAGCGTGAAGTATATGTGAATACATAGCTTCTTCTGCTAGTTTTGGAACTCTAGAATCTAAATCATAGGCTAAACCATCTGATATATATTCTAAAACTATTAATTTACCTACTAAATCACTACTGAACGATATTTTATTTTCTCTATCATTTATAGAAAAATAACCATTTATGTTAGAACGCTGTGGTTCTAAACCATATTTTCTTCCATAAGACATGTTTTGTAACCAATTTCCACCATCTTGCCAGTCATTGATTATTTCATTTATATCAAAATAAGATTCTCTAGTATTTTTATCCCATCTTTTTTCAGTTAAAGATGTTCCTTCTATATTACTATCGAAATTATCTTGTACTGGTACACCTCTAGAATCTTGTATTGGATTCTCGTAAGGATTGGTTGTTATATTGTTGACTGGATATATAGGATGTTTAACTCCGTGATGATCTATCCATGCGATTTTAACGTAGTTAACATAATCTTGAGGTATTGCAACACTTAGACTATGCGGTATGTTTAATTCTTGAGACTTTATGCATTTTAAAGTATCATAACTAAATTCCTGCATGCTTCTCTTAGCATGGAATATTACATCTGTTCTTTTAACAGATCCTATTAACTTACCTGTTCCAACATAAGCTACCATAAAGTTATTGATAATATCATTTAAAGATATATAAGAATAACTACCATAGTTTTCTTCTACAGTATTACCATAAGCATCTTTATCACCATAGTTACCACCGTCTAATATTTTTAATTGAACAACTACATACGTTCCAGTAGCAAGTGCTGAATCAAGTGTTATCACATTGTTTTCCACAGTGTATTCTAAAACATACTCTTCAAATGTACCTGGAAATCCAGTTTCACTAGTGTATAATTTAAAATTGTTTAAAGCATAGTCAATATTACTTGGATCCCAACTACCAAATACTAAATCAGTATTAAATGTAGTAGTAAACTGAGTTGTTCCTAATTCAGTTATAAAACCTTGTGCTCCCTCGTAGTATTGTCTATTTGTTTCGGTTATCAAACCGTTATTAGGTATAGGCATCTATTTTAACTTTTTGAATTTATGGTTTCTGTTTGTACTTGTTGCATTGCTGCTTGTACTATTTGAGGATCTTTTATTATTATACCAGAATAAAGTAATATTCTAGTTATTATATTCACTTGTTCTGTAGGATGTAGTTCAAAGTCTTGTGAACCAACAGACGTGTAAACATAGTTGTAGTTAGGTGGATTAGAGGTAAAATTCCATATTGGATCTAAAGGTTTTCTTATATAAGTACAAGATATTCCGCTAGTTATGGTTGTGGGGTAAACTTTAATTACAAAGTTTTTATATGTATAAACTGGCCAATAAAGTGATGGCTTAGTTAAAGGTGATAAGTTTAATTCTAATAATTCATTTGGTTGAATATATTGAACTTCTTTATCATTGTTATATATAACAGTACCTAATTTATAAAAGTTACTTACTGATGGTATACTAAAACCACCAGTTATAGGAGAACATGTACCATCTGTTTGAAAGATAGCTATCTTTTCTTCTAAATTCTTTATACGATCACTATATTCAGTATCGTTGCTAGGTACTCTAAGTTGTTGGTTAAGATCATCAAAATATTCATTGAATATCTCGAGTTGAACCTGTGCAGCTGTTCTATTGAATTCATCTGGTGTTAAATATCCTCTTTGTTCTTTATTTATAATTAATAAAACAGTTCTATAAACTGTATTTACATTTACTGCCATATTGTATATTTATTATAGTATTAAGGCGATAATAATAAACTACCGCCTTATACTAATATTACATATTATTTTAATTTTTTCTCTATAGCTCTTAAAACATTTAGACCTTCATCTGTTTTAAAATAAGCAGCCATAGCAGAGTAAGGATTTTCATCAAAAGGTACAGTCATTAACTTTCTATTATTCTCTCCCCACATAAAAGTTCTGTTATCATGTGATAGTTTTATAATATTAGCTTCTGTAGCTCTAATCGCTGTATTCCTAAGTTGTACATTATCGTCATTGGCTAATTCTAAGAACAGATTAGGATTTTTTCTGGCTAACAGTAATAAATCTCTTTTAATCTCCTTAGAACTCATCTTATTGACTCTAGAACCAACATCAACACGTACTATTGATTCGGCTTGGTCTATATCCATCTCTAAAGCCGCGTTCATGGCTTCTACTTCTAATTCTATAGTTTCCAAATCATCTTCAGCTTCAACCATAGGATCAAATTCAAGATACCTTATATTTTTACCTGGATGATATATGGATAAAAGTTTTTGTAAGTTTTGTTTTTCTTTTGGAACATTTAATACTCCGTTTTCGAATACAATGTGTCCTAATGTCACTTGTCCTTTTTGTTGAGACACAAGTGGTGAGTTTTGATTAGTAGCATATCTTAATTCTTCTTGCTTGCCTGATTCACTATCAAACCATAATAAAGGATGTCTTAAAGTATGTCTACTTTGTAATGTGTAAGTTAATGGAGAATAACCGTCAGCTATAACATAAGTTCTGTCTTTTATTTCCCAATTATTTTTTTTGATCTTTTGACCATCAAATTTTTCTTCTACTTTAGTAGTATTTTCTTTTTTTTCAACTTGTATATTTTCTTCTTGATATACTTGTTCTTCTACAATAACTTTTTCTACTGTATTCTTTGTGCTTTTTGCGTTTGTTGCCATGATATAATATAATTTAATAAATTTTTAAAAGGTAATAATTACCCCCGTAGATTCAACGAGGGTAATATCACCATATTTTTATACTGTTGCAGTGAACAATACGAAGTTGTTAGCTCCTTGAGTAACTAAACATCTTTCAGATAAGAAGTGTACTTGCATTGCATCTAAATCAGAAGTATAAGCACCTCCAACAGATCCAGTGATCCAAGACTTCATTCTTCTATCGTCAGCTTGGTTAGCTCTATAACGAACGTGTAAGAAAGGTCTACGGATGTTAGTGCCTAATTGTTGATCGTAAACAGTAGCTGTACCAGCAGGAACAAGTACTCCATCGATAGAAGCGTTAGCAACACCACCACGAGTAGATGCATCATTTAAGTATTTCCAGTCTGTTTTGTAGAAATCATAAGATCCACGACGGAAACCAGAGAAACCTAAGTTCAATGCCATTTGCTCAGAGTTTTCAAATAAACCGTAAGCAACACCACCAGCAGAACCAGAAGATAAAGATGCTAACATATCATCAAACTCTAAAGATGTAGCTCTATTTAAGAACAACATGTTTTCTTCTATAGCTCCTTGAGTATCTAAGTTTTTCAATATTGAATCAAAATCATTAATACCAGAAGCAGCAGAGAAGTTGTTTACAACATTACCTCTATCTCTAATAGCAGAGAATAAACCTTCAGTACCTTTAATGTTGTTACCGCTAAATAAAGTAGAACCTCCAGACACTAATTCACCTTCAATAACTGACATTTCTAAGTAATCTTCAAAACGTAAACGAGTTTCAGATTCTGCTTTTAAATACCATAAGAAACCACCAGCTCCATCTTCTGTAGCAACTTCAACCCAACCAATTTGAGCGGTGTCTGATCCAGAGATTTGGTATCTTTCTTTGATTATAATAGGAGAGTTACTGTACTGAGTAAATGAAGGAGTAACAGAGTTTATAGTCTCATCTGTAGTTCCTTTTCTAAATTCAGAACCATATACGAAGATTTTAAGATCAGTAGCATCAGTAAAATCAACTGGTCCACTAACTAAAGTAGCTTGAGTATAAGGTTTAACTTCTAAAACAGCAGGGTTTGTAGCTCCTCCAACACCTGTAGCAGGATTTGCAGTTGAAGTTGTTACATAAACTTTAAGTTCTTTTCCTGTAGAAGGACTCATTACTACCAAAGTTTGCCCTACAGAGATAACGTTGTTAACGAAGTTCTTACCAGTTCCACCAGTAGTAAAACTTAATTGAGTTGCACTATCACAAGAAACATCGTTATAAGCGATATGTAATCTATTTTGCTCAGACCAAACTACTTGATCAGAAGACATAGGCATTTCAGCGCCTACCATTCTTAAAAATCCAGATAACGTTCTGTTTCCATAACGCTCTACTTCAGCTTCGTAGATTTCTGGTAAATATTGCTGTGCAAAGTTATTATCACTACCATCTGTAAAATTTAAATAGTTTGATTCTAACGTTTGTTGTTTTTGAGACGGTTTAATTGAACCGAATACAGGCGATACATTTGCCATAATTTTTTAATTTTAATTGTTAAATTTCCTAGTTTTTATTCTTAATTTTGAAGAGTCAAAACCACTTACAGACTTAACCTTTAATCCATTTATCATAACTTCGTTTGAAGTTTGTCTTGGTTTTTCAAGAGTTGGATTTTTAGAGTTAACCATGATTTCTTTAGTAGCATCTGCCTTTCCTTGTTCGTAGAAATGCTGAGCTATTTTATCAGAATTCATAGCCGTAAATAGAGCCTTGTGATAATTTTTAGTATCACTAATATTACCTTGTTTATCTAGGAACTTCCCAATAAAATTGTTAATATCAGATTGTTTTTCTACTAAACTTTCTTTGTCTTGTAAAACATATCTAAATTTTTTATCACCAACACTGTATTCAAAACCTTTGAAATCGTTGTTAAATAATTCTTTAGTCTGTTTCTTAAACATATCATGTTTCAATATAGACTCTTGTTCACTCTTCTTGTACCTATTAAAAAAGTCAAAAGCTTCTTGTTGTTCTTTGCTTACGTTAGATTTCAACTTGATTTCATCGTAATATTTATCTTTTATAGAACTTAAATAGTCTTTTGCTTTAGATACTTCTTCTTTAAATAATAATTTTTTTCTTTTAATATCTCTATCATCTTCAACTTCGTCATCATATCCAAACGAATCTTCGATGTAGAATTGTATTTCATCTTTATCAAAATGAGGTTTAGTTTTACTATAATATTCTTTCAATAAAGTTAGTTCATCAACCTTAGAATAGTCAGCATTTAATCTAACATAATCTTCAACACTACCGCCAGTCTCTTCCATAAAAGAAACTAATTTTTCTATGTTTTCAGGTAGTTGTTTTGTTTTAGAGTTATTGTCTATGTAGTCGTTTAATTGTTCCTCTTTTTCTTTTATTTCTTCTACTATTTGCTCTTCAATCTGTTCGATGTTTGTTTTAATGGTCGTTTCGTCTCCTTCGACCACTTCTTGCAATTCCACTTCGGGTTGTTCTGTGCGTAACACGCTTTCATCTGTGCTTTGTTCTTGAATGGCATCTTTATCTTCTTTAATAACGACTTTAGTTATCTCTTGTTCTTCATTATTATTTGAAAAATCAACTTTAATAATATTGTCTTGTTTACTTAAATTTTTAGGTCTTTTACTTTTCAGTTTAAATTCACCTTCTTGTTTTGTTTCTTTTAACATAATATAATATAATTTAATAGTTTATTTTTTAGTTTTAAACATCAAATTCATCTAAACCAGTGAAAGAAGCAGATTCAAAACTTTGTGGTAATGAATTATTATTTCTTTGATTAACTAGTTCCGACTGTTGTGTTGCTTGTATTCTAGTTCTCTCGTCTTTTCTGTCTTCTGCTAATTGTAGATTTTGACTTTGTGTTTGAGACTTTAATTGTTCTAACTGCATGTTATATTGGAATTGTTGTTCCGCTAATTGCATTTTTAATTGTAATTCAGTTTGTAGTTTTTGTATTTCAAACTGTGACTTAGCTCTTTCTATATTTATAGTCTCTTGAGTTAATGCTTGTTGTTTTTGAACTTCAAACAATGCAGCTTGTTGAGCGGTTTGCTGATTAGCTTCTGCTTGAGCCTGTATGTTTCTCATTTGAGACTCTTGAGCCATTTGTTGTTTCTTAGTCTTTCTTAACTTTAACAACTGGTTAGCTAACTTTAAATTCTTAACCTGTCTTATATCTATAGCATCATCTAGATCTATACTTCCACTTTGAAGAGCTACTTGTATATTTTGTTCAAGCATTTGTTTCTCTTCTTCATCTGGTTCTAATTCTAAATATATACCAAAATCATGCAAGTTTAATTTCTTTATCTCATCTAAAGTATTAGTATTGTAAGTAGTTACACTTTCCTCTAAGACTTTTGCTGTTAACGGAAAATTTAAACAGTCAGCAATTCTTAATGATATATTCTCACATATTCTAAGAGTCAAATACATGCTAGTTTGTAGTATATGTTTGGTAGCAGTATTAGATGCGTTAGCAGCCATTTTTTGTAAACCAACTAAAGTATCTCTTTCAACCATACTTCCATCACGGGCTTCATTTAAACCTGTGACATCTCTTATCATTTGTAAGTAATATTGGTAATTCTGTATTAAAGCTGCCATTTTTGATTGACCAGAAGAACTAGTTAATTCTTGTATTGGCACTTTACCAGGATTCATTCCTCCTTCTTGTGTCATTGATCTACCAACTATACTACCAGTTTGGAAATACATATTTAATGCTTCTGCTGGATTGTATTTAGTACCATTACCTAGATCAACTTCCATTAAACCATCAACATCTAAAAATACACCATCAGGTACTATTTTAGACATTACTTGTTGTAGTTTTAAATGAGTTATTTGAATCATGTCGGCAAAACCAGTTATTCTATTAACTATAGAATCTATTCTACCTTTGTACATTCTAGGCGCAGATATAACATAATTCATCTGTACCTTTGTAGTATCAGCAAATGGTCTTGTCATATTTTCAGACATTTTCCATTCTAACATCATTTGAGTACCTAGTATTTTAGCACCTGTATATAATACTTCTATACTTCTAGATACTTTTTCAAACTTATCATTTTCTGGAGGATTAAAATCATCTGATTTCTCTATAACTTTTTCAAGTCCATTATCTCCATGTTTTATTTTAAATACTTGATTTCTATATGTTTTATATTCGAAATATAATACTTGAACGGTATTCTCGTCGTAATTACCCCAACCAGTTATATATTGTCTATTTCCTGGCATTTTCTGAATCCTATCTAATTCTTCTTCACTAATATCAGGGAATTGCTTTTTTAATTCAGGTATTGTAACTGCTTTTACTTCTCCAACATAATATATGTCTTCAAAGTTAGGATCTTCGGTATATGAATAAATTAAGTATGCTGGATCAACATACTCAGTTTTAATTCCTTCACTTATATTAAAACTAGTTTTAGAACAAGCTATTCCAAGTACTGTTAAATCATAATTTAATCTTCTTCTTATTAAATCCCATTTATTGTTCGCTAACACATTATTTATAGCTTCTTCTTCTGCAATCTCTATAGATTGTTTATAAGTCAACTGCATGTGTAAGTCAAGTTCTTCTTTATTTGTAGGAAGTTCTTCTTTTGATAGTGGAGAAGACGAAAAGTCAATACCTGTTAATTCTTGTGCTTTTGAAATTAAATCTTGAGAGTACATATCTCTAAGAACTGCTTTAGCGTATGCTGTTCTTTGTTTTGTAGACTCTGGATCTTGAGCATAAGCTTTTATGTCATAAGTCTTATTTGACATACCATTAACAACTATGTCAACAAACTTTGATATAATTGGTACTGGTTTCCAATCTATATTTAAATATGATAAATCACCATTAATAGCCATTTCATCTTTATACTTCTGAGTAGATTGTTCTCCTCTAGCATATAGTCTTAATTGATGAAAATTATTCCAACTTGTTAAGTATCTATTTTGATTAGTTCTGCCTTGATCAAACCATTCTTGTTCTATAGCGAAAGAAACTTGTAACCCATAATCTACAGAATCTTTCACCTCATTAGGTACTACCTGACTAGGAAAAGAACTATTTGGATTTGTCTGTATTATCATTTATTATATATTTTTGATGAATAACCTGTATTATCATATTTTTTTATACCTAAATCGTATGATTGTCTAGCTACTAAAGCTACTGGATTGTATTTATGTTTATTACATGCCATTATAGCTAAACCAGAACTAATACCAGCATCGTATTTTGTTCTATCATTTATATTAAATCTTGCCCAGTCGTTTAAGGTTCTATTAAAATACATATTACCATATCCATCTTCTTTTAAACCAACGAAATCTTCTATGTAAGATTCTATAGCTGAGGCATGTGCTTGTTTTATATCTTCACTAGAGTTTGGTATTCCTCCGATGTCCTTTTCTGTTATTGATAGATTATTCCATATCTTATCAGGTCTATTCATAGAAAATCCTCTATAACCTCTTCTTTTAAAATAATATAATAATCTAGGTTTATTGTTTTCCGCAAGTATAGGCATTCCGTAAAAAACACAAGCCATTAAAACATCTTCAAAAAATATCTCAGCAGTTTGTGGTCTCGCTATATATTCTAGAAAAAAAGTATTAGGTGGAACATCTTCCATAGAGAATTTAGTTAATCCACTTAGAGCTCCATTTGAACCTTTACCATCTACAGTTCCAGATATGTCATACGGGTCACATCCAAAAGCACCTAGATGTTCATTACCAGGAAATTTCATACCGTTTTTCAATATAATATTATTTTGTAGATGAAATGGTGGTATCCATGAAACTAAAAATCTACCATCTTTATTTGGATAAAATATAACTTTAGTGTCTTGAATACCGTTTTCCCATTGAAAACTACCACGTGTTAATACACTAGTATTTCTTAAGTCTTCGTTATAATCTATCTGTTCGTATATCTTTACTAAATTAAATAAAGATTGTTTTGTCTCATCTCTAAAAGCGTGTTGTTCAGTTCTAGGAAATTGACGATAATATTCATTTAAACCGTCTTGATCATTTTTTAAACCATCAACCTCATTTTGCCAATGTTCTATAACACCGTAATCTATATAATTACCATCTATACCTTTTATTGGTTTTTCTGGATTATCAAAAACTGGTGAACCATATATATCGATAAATCCTTCATAAGACCATTCCATAGGTATAAACAAACTGTATAAACCAGATGTTGTTTGACCATTTCTATTTCTTTTTAATACATCTGAATTGTAATAAAGTATTTTGAAATTATCTCCACCTTTATCTAAAGCATTAGAAGTTGAACCCATCATACATTTACCTATGATTCTACTACCTAATCTTAAACATGTTTTTGTTACTCTCCAGTTATTTAATATGTTGTCAGGTTTTAACCACTTACCACTTTCATCATGTACTAATAATTTTAGTTTTTCACCATCGTAAGAGTTATCTCCTGTATTTTTCCAATCTATAGTAGTATCTAAACCTTCTAAGTCCTCTAACTTATCATTTGAATCTAGTTTTCTTCTTGTTAATTTAGAAGCTGGCACTCTATAAGCTAATTCTGTTTTAGGTCTATCCATACCATCTTGTATGGGTTTAAAAAAGAAAGGATAGTTTATAGAGATAGGTACTACTTTATCTGTAAACATTGTTTTAGCATCTGCTCCAGCTTTTGACAATATACCAAATCTAGAATCACTAGATATAGTTGCTTGGTTAACTAGTTCAGAAGATGACATAAAAGAAAATCCAGAACGTCTATTTTTTAAGTAACACATACCGTAGCATCTTTCATCAGCTTTGCATGCTTCCCAAAATATAAAAAATAATCTATTTGATTCTCTAAAATCAGGTAAACCAACATCTATCTTACTCCATTGTAAGTACATATAATGACTTCCAGTTACATAAGTAGGTTTACCATTATTATAAAAAAACAAACCTTCTTCTCTATATTTAAATTCATTATCTATATAGTCGTACCACTTTTCTTTAAAAAAATCAGTTTGTTTATTCCAATCAAAAGTGTTTTTAATCTTACTAAGTTCTTTTGGATATTCTATAGGTTGCCAATATTGATCTTCTTTTTTATTTGATCTAGAGTAAACATTTTCAGCAAGAGGTAAAGCTATCTTTAAATTTTGGATTTCAAGTATTTCACCGATCTTTCCAGTCTTACTAATAACAACCAGATCATGGTCTTTATTATATCCATATTTCCATTTGTTTAATCTATTATTTTGTTTAATAACACTAGATTTAACATAATCAGGTATTACTTTATATAAACTTTGTTCGTACATTATTTAGATCTCCCTTCTGCAAAACCTTTAAATACTTTTGCTTCAACCTCCTTGTCACTTTCTAATAATAATCTTTCTTCTTCTTGTATTCTTGCAAGTATTTCAAACGCATCAAATATAGCTAATTTCTTTGTTGCAGCAGCGTTCTTTAATTTATCCGCAGCTAAGTCATCATCTCCATTATCTAAAATAGCTTCTTCAGCTACTTTAATTAATTCAAGTACTGCTGCGTGTCCAGCTTGGATTATATTCTGCTTCGTTTCCTTTATATTCATATTTAATTACAATATCATTAGATTTCATACAATAAAGTCTTTGCCCATCAATAACAAAGTCAAACTCTCCATAAGGAGTATATCCAACAAGGTCTCCCTCATTTATTTTAAGCGCTTCTAAGGAACTATTTCCGTGTTTAAGTATACCAATAAGCTTTTGTTCCTTATCTGTCTTTAAATAATCATTGTTTTTAATTGGTTTAATAAAACATCTGTCACCAAAAGCTTTCCATTTACCTGTATTTTTGTATAGATAAATTTGATCTAAACTACAAAAGTATAAATCATCCATGAAGTATGATCTACTATTTTTCTTTTCACCTCTTATATCATAGAATACTCTAAACACGTTATGGTGAATAACTACTATATCTCCAACTTTTATATCAGTTGAATACGCAAGTGGTACCGCTATTACTTCTGCAATATTATTTACGGATTTAAAACTTTCTATATTAGTATTTAATATTAGTTCTTTATCCTCTAATTTAATTTTATTATTATATCTATCACCTACAGGTTTAACTATGAAGTCAAATACACTTCTCATTAGTATTCTAAATCAAATTCAAGAGCGATTGCCATAGTAGGATAAAATTCCTTCCAAGGTTTAATCTCATCTCCACTCTTTATATATATAATACAAGATTTATCCTCTTGTTTTATTATATGAGTAATTTCATGACCTCCATACACTTGCTGTCCAATAGAATAATGCATTGCTTCATTCTTATAATCCGGGCCGATGCTTATCTTTCGGTAAATATATTCCATTACTCAACTTTTTCTAGATTTGCTTCCTCCCCTGATTGTTCTATAAATGTATAAGACCCATCTTGGATATTTATATTTATATCCCCATATTCCTTTTGTAGCTCACTCTTAAAATCCTCAATTCTTTTATTAACATCTGCAATTTGATGTAAATAACTATGCTTTTGTGATTCTAATACCCCAATATTGCTTAATAATGAATTAAGTTCTTTTTGTTGTTCAATTATTGTTCTTAATTGTTTTTCAGTAATTTTATTCGATTGTAATTGTTTTTCCGTACTATTATCCATATTTTGTATTTTATTTTATTTAATTATTTGTATTATCTATAAAACAATACATTCTCTTTAATAATATTTGTGCAACTAAGGAACTGAACTGCGACAATAGGCAAAAAAGAGCCTTCCTGTAAACCTGTTATTGTTACAGGAGTGTCATTGCCCGCAGGTAATATTTCGATACTAATCGCTCCTGCTGCGGAAGCCTTGCCCACGTATATTGCTGATGGCGGAAATAAATCCGAGCCAATTGCATCTCCATTTACTACTGTTGTTCCAAAATCTGGTTGATTACCATATTGTCCCATAATTTATTTATTAAATATTTTATTGTATATTGTTCTTTTTTTCATAGGTATCTCTAATACAACATTGCCTGGAAATCTATAATCTTTGCCTGGTTGCATTTCTATTGAGTAACCTTTATTATCAATACCTAAAACGGGAAACTCCACGTTTTTCATGGTTATTTTCCCGCTAGGTATTACGTTAAATGGTTTGTTTTTATCAGGACTATTTTTTTTATATCCAGTAATAGAAACATTCATAGTGTTATTTTTTATATGTGTTTTGCTTGACCAAGTTTTACTAATAATTTTTTTTCTTTATCATTAGCAATATTAGTTGATTTTGCTCCACTTGTAATGTTGTATTGTTCAACATTTCTATTTCTATTGTTCATAGTACTAGTACTATCACTAACGTATTTTTGACGCAGTTTTTCAACTTCTCTACCTTTTCCATAAGACGAAGCAGTAGACACGGTTTTATTATCTCCACCTATAATACTAGCACCACCAGTTTTTTCATTTTTAACAAACTTTTTTTCGTATGGTTTAGCGGTAGCCATACCAGAAGCAGCGTCTATAACTATGCCTTGTGAGTTATTTTTTAATGATTCAGAACCAGATCTTCCTCTAGCAACTGCTTTCTTTCTTACTCCTGTACTGTATTCTTTTGTTAATTCAATATCACCTTGTTTCATAGGTGAACAAGACATTAATGCTGGAGATAGACCTCTACCTGTTTTTAGCATAGGTGATCTTCCTGGTTTTTGACTGTATCCCATTTTCTTTTATTTTAATAATCGTTTATATATTACTTGACCTGGTGAATCACAAACGTAATCAGCAACCATAGTGTCTTCATCTATGATTATAAACTTAGCAATAGCCACCCAGTCGTTTTTTTCGTTTAATGTTTTTAAATAAAACTCGTTTTTTTTAAATTTAAAATCTAAAACACTTAAATAATCTTCGGTTAAGTAAGAAAACACAGTCACGTTTAGATCTTTGTTGTCTATTTTAGAAAAACTAATCTCAACAGTTTCACTTGTCCAAGTTCCTTCTAGAAACTTCTTAGACATCTTTTGAGAATAAGTAATACTTGTAGATAATAATAGTAGTAATAAAACAATGTTTTTCATAATATATTAAATTAAAGTTATATATATTATATATCACATGTATTTATTGTTTTTTATATGCTTCTTTTTCCCAAGGAAGATTTTTAGCTCCTTCTTTCATTTTAGAACGTGGATATTTCTTTCCCTTCCAAGTAACATGACTATCAGTATAATTTAAATCTCCTCTTTTCATTTGATCTATATGTACTTTTTCATGTTCTATAGTTTTGCTTTTCTTTAACTCTAATGGAGAAACATTTTTATTTACTAATATAGTACCATTATTTTGTGCCATACCAAGAATATTATCATCCATATCAGTATTATATATAGGTGTGTTATCTATATTGTATGGGAAACCTTTCATTATAAAAGCCATATAGGTAATAAATATTATTAAATTCCCTATAAAAATATATCTATAGGGAATTTAAAATTAATATTATGCAAAAGCAATAGCCGAACAAACAACTTCAGCAGGTAATGATACTGCTACGGTTTGTCCTCCAGGAACCGCAGTGATAGCAGCATTAACAGCGTCTCTAACAGAAGGTACAGTACCAGTTGATGTGTGAGTCAAAGTAACTTGATCATAACTTGCACCAACTGCTCCTAGTGTAATAACTGTAGTTGTAGCTGCTGTTTGGGCTACGGTAGTAATTTGATCTACGTTAATTAAACGAGTACCACCTGTTAAGTCATTAGCAGTAACGTTAATAGAAATAAATTTTGCCATTTTTTTTGTTTTTTTTAATTATTGTTTAGTATATAGAATGTTAACAATTAACATTTTTTCATTTTGGTTGGAGGCATTTTCTTTGCTCCTGGTTTCTCTTTCTTTTCAAAGGTTTTAGTTTCTTTTTTCTCATGCTTCATTTTAGCATTTTTAGAAGAATATTTTTCTTTTCCTTTGTATTCTGAAATCATTTTCTTTTTCATATATATATTATTAGTATTCTTTTAAAGAATCTTCATATTTTTTTATTTCTTGTTTTGTTTTATCTATCCTAGAGTTTATTCTTGTTTTTCTTTTCTCAAGTTTAGATTTTTTATCGCCATCTGTTTTAGATATTTTTTCATCCACACGTTTATTTCTTTTTTCTAAACGATTTACCTTTCTTTGATTCTCATCATTAACATCACCAGCTGTTCTAGATAACAATCCAGCGCCTACTATTTTACCAAAACCAGCTATACCTTCAGAAATACCGTTATCACTGTATACGTTATTAGGATTAAAACCGCCTTCTTCGTAAGCACCACCTTCTCCACCTTGATTAACAATACTTCTCTGTTGTTTAAATGGAGAGCTAGTATTTTTCTTTATTAATCTTGTGCTCATTGTTAAAATCTGCCTTTTGCTCTTTGAGTTATTGCTCTTGAATCACATGATGGTTTATCATTATTCAATACAATACCATTTTTACCAGAACTTATTCCTTTTCCTTTTGGAAAACCAGTAGTGTTAAAAGGACCAGCCCATAAAGCATTTGCTCCTACCCCAGATAAACGAGCTTCTTTATCGTAAATATTCATTGGGTGTTTTTTCACGTTTAAATCCATGACTAATAATTATTTATGTTATAATTAGGTGTTATTTGAGTTTCAACTCCTGTTGGAGGTGGTATTACAGTAGTATCTGTTGTTGGATCCATAGTTGGATCTAAATACTGCCCAGTCAATGGGTCTATAGATTGTCTCAGTGGACTTTTACCGACCTGTCTATTAAAGGTCCCATTTATAGCTTCTCCCATCATACCTTGTATATTACTCATGTTTGAGAATGCATTTTTATTTATATCGTTATATTGCATACTATTTGGATTTTGTTGATTAAATGAAGTAATACCAGTATTTCTTGATATTCTATTTAAGTTTTCAATAACACTATTTTTAATATTAGGAATCATATTATTACCAAAACCACTCGAAGTAAAACTTCTTGGATTGAAATTTGATTGACCAAAACCTTGATTTGAATTAAAACCTCCTGAACCATACACTCCTGGATTTAAATATCTAACAAAGTTATTGGCAAAATCTTTAAACACACCATTATTGACTGGTTTAGATGTTCTAAAAGAGTTATTACTAATCTTTGTATTTACAGTAGAACTTGGAGTTATCTGATTTAAAGGTGATATAGCTTTTATTTTACTTTTACTATTCATTGTTTCTTGTTTTATCTTTATTAACGTTTTCAATTGAAGTAATTAAAACTGTATCAGTGTATGTTTTACCTCCCATTATAGAATTCCTGTGACTAGTTGGTATATCTTCTTTACCTAACATTATACGGTACATTTTACTTATTAGTTGTTTACACTTAAATGAAACTTTATATATATTATATTTTTGAGTAGTGTGATTTCTTTGTCTCCAGACTACTATCCATCCTTGTTTTAATAAATCGTTCCAGCGTCTATTGTTCCAACTATATGAGTATGTACCTGTTTTAAAATCTTGTTTTGTAAAAAAATCCATGCAGTCAAGATAAATCAATAACTCTAGATCAGCATCACTTAGATTATTATTTTTACAAGCCCATTTTCTAATGATCCTATAATGTTTTAATAATCCAATATCCTTTATATCGTTAGGTTCTAATTTCATCACAAACGAACAACCACATCAGTTAGTTTTATAACATAATACGTTTCTTTATCTATATCAAGTTTATGACCAGCATGTCTATCGTAAAATATCTTATCACCTGATTTAATCACTGGAACTTCTTCTCCAGTTGATACTACTTCTGCTTCGACATATCTAATATCTTCTCTTTGGTTCTCAGCAAGAAGTAATCCACCTTTAGTTTTGGTAATTCCTTCTTTTATCTTTTTTATAACTAAACATTTACCAACAGCTTCCATTATGCTCTTAAATTATTAATTACACAATCAGTTGATAAAATCGTAGTAGCTACAGACGCAGCATTTCTTAAAGCACTTTTTGTTACAAGTAACGGATCAACTATTCCAGCCTCAATCATATTAACAGTCTCTCCTGTTATAACATTAAGACCATATCCTGTTTTAAATATTATTTCTAATGGAGCATTTTCTATACCTGCATTATCTAGTATTGTTTTAAAAGGTGCTCTAATAGAATCTAACAGTATTTCTTCACCTATAGAAGATGTGCCTATATCGTGAGAAGCATTTAATAAAGCAATTCCTCCACCTGGTACGATACCTTCTTTAATAGCAGCCTTGGTAGCACAAATAGCATCTTCAATCCTATCTGCTTTCTCTTTTAATTCTATTTCAGAATTAGCACCAACTTTTACTAAAGCAATCTTACCTGTTAATCTAGCTAATCTTTTTTCTAGTTTTATAACCTTATTAGCTGGATTATTTTCTAATAATGATTGTTTTATATTATCTATAATCTCTAAAACGCTTTCAGGAATTTCTTCTATATGCAATATCGTTTCTTCTTGACTAGTAACGCTTTTAGCACAAGTACCTAACATTTCAGGTTGTATCAAATCTAAATCATCCCCTAGATCTTCATTAATAACAACCGCTCCTGTCAATAAAGCTAAATCATCAAATATTTCTTTTCTATTAACACCAAAAACCGGTGCATCTATAACGTTTACTTTTATATTTCCTTTTAACCTATTCATTGCTAAAGTAGATAAAGGAATATGTTCCATATCAGCAACTATTAGTAATGATCTATTTGACTTTATAACATACTCTAATATAGTTTGTAATTGTCTTATAGTATCTATAGGTGATTCAACTAATAAAACTAATGGATTATCTAATTCTGCTGTTTTAGATTTTTGATTAGTTACAAAATGCATATTCTTTAATCCCATGCTACATTGTATACCTTCTACTAATTCTAAACTACATTCAGGATCAGAAGAACTTTCCATCATAACAACACCTGTATTACCAACAGATCTAAATGCATCACCAACTAATTTTCCAAGTTCTGGATCATTGTTTGTAGATATAGTTGCGATTTGATCTAGCATGTTGTCGTCAACTGTAATTTTAGAATCATCTAGATACTTAATTACTTTTTCTACAGCTGAATTTATACCTTCTTTTATTTTTCTTTCATTAGGATTTTCAACAGCATAAGCATTCTTTAAAATAGCGTGAGCTAATACTGTCGCGGTAGTCGTTCCGTCACCAGCTTCTCTAACAGTTTTTCTAGCTGCTTCTTTTAATAACGTAGCACCCATATTTTCTACTGGATCTAACAGAATAATAGAATCAGCAACTGTTACACCATCTTTTGTGATTATAGGTCTTCCGGTAGAATCTTCTAAAAGAACACATTTACCACTTGCTCCTAATGTAGAACTAACTGCTTTAGCTAGTTTTTCTATTCCACTGAACACTTTGTCTCTGGCATCTTTACCAAAGTTTAAATTTTTGACTATAGTGTCTGACATAATTTTATTTGATTTAATTAATATAGTTATATTATCACTTGTTTTTTATTGTTTTTACTTAACCCTGTCCTTTGTATGGTTTCTTATAATTTTTCGATGTTTTTAAATTAGATGTTTTATTTTTAGCATGAACACCTGGTCTTGCAATATTCTTTGTTTGTTTTTCAATATTTAACGTCTGCTTAGCCATAATATAATTATAATTAGTATTAATATAATCCAAAAGAATGATAAACCATTGTCTTTATCTTCTGTTTTAGTATTGTCGTCTATTACATTTTCAGATGTATGAGTAATTGTTTTACCTAAAGAATCTTTGTTTGTAATATTTAGTTCTTTATTCTTGTTATTATAAGAACTTTTTATTTTTGATTTTTTAATATTTAAAACAACATTTTTATATGGTATATTATTTACATATATTGTTTTTGTTGAATCAAATGGTATTATGGTAATTTCATCTACTATTGTATTTGTATTTACGCTAGTTGAATCTATTTTATTGTTGGTAGTCACTGTTTTAACAACATCCACCGTTTGCGCTACACTGTCTTTGTTTGTTTCTAATTTATCAACTTGTATTTTCTTAGAAGCACATGATGTTAGAAATATTAAAAGTATGAATATGTGTTTTTTCATTAAGATTGAATTATTAAAGTTATGTCATCTGCTTTCTGCATTTTTTTAAATAGTTTATCAAAAGCTTTTCTTGATTGTCCTATGAATTCTTTGTGTCTTGTCTTACCAACAAGTATACAACCTTCTGTATCGTGGTTTGTGTTACCTGAGTGTATCCTAACTCCTTCAAAACCAGGCACATTTAATAAAAGCGGTAGTAATCTTTTAAATCTATTTGACTGATTGATTATCACTTTGTAAGTTCCTTTTGGAATTGCTGTTTCACCTTTTATTTTTACTGGTCTTTCTAGGTCTTCCAATGTGAAACACTCAAATATACCATCTACTGTCATCTCACCAATAACAGAGTTTTCTCCTTTATATAATCTTCTTATTACTATTAACATAATTATAAACTTAATAATTTTTTTAACATCAATCCTATTGTAACAAATGTAACGCCAACTATGCCTTTCCCCCAAAACTTAGCAACCTCAATATCGTTTTTCATATCCTGGTTTTCTTTTTCAAGAATCCTAGTCCTTGCGTCTATTTGGTCTATTAAACTTAATACGCCTTTTTTACCATTTAGATCAGAACCTGCAAATAATGTAACCATTTCAGATTGCCTATCCGACACTGCTTTAACATCTTTTTTTAATTCAACCCTGTGCGCTTCAT